AATGGGAAGATGAAGAAATTCCAGAAGAAAACTATTGTATCACTTTTGATTTTGATGAGTGGTTAGAGGATACAATTCCATATATGAAAAAGAATTATGAATATTTTAAAGAAGAGGAACCAAAAAATCTAAAAGAGAATACGATTGATTATGTAAATCAAATCAAAGATTATATTGATGGATTTCTTTTGGGTCCAACTGCTCTTTATAACCGAAAGAGTATTGAAGCAAAAACTCATAAAGTTGCGGGTAAGAACTTTGATGAGATTGTGAAGTTTGTGAAGGAACTCAAAGAAAATAACAAGACGGTTTTTCTTTATGAGATTTCTTATACTCCTGAAAGAACAGAAACATTAGTTGTTGAAAAGAAACACGGAAGTACAAATTATACTGAAACTTATCCCCAATCAGTTGCTTTTTATAAACTTCGTTATGCTATTTTGAATTGAAAATGTTATTGAAAAAAATTCTAAAAATTGAAGAACTTGACGAAAGAGAACTTATAGATATTGAAGTGTCTGGAAATCATTTGTTTTATGCGAATGATATTCTCACACATAATAGTAGTTCTGATGTTGAACTAACAGATACTTCTGAGTCTTTTGGTCTTCCCGCAACTGCTGACCTAATGTTCGCACTTATCTCCACTGAAGATCTTGAAGGTCTTGGTCAAATTCTTGTAAAACAACTTAAGAACAGATATAATGATCCAACTATTCATAAACGTTTTGTGATTGGTATTGATCGCGCAAAAATGCGTCTTTATGACTGCGAACAATCTGCACAAAATGATATCCTTGACAATGGAAAGGATGAAGAGTATGATTATGAAGAAAAGAAACCTAAAAAATCATTCGAAGGATTTAAATTCTAATATGACTATTGATCTTAATAAGTATGTTGAGTTTGTTAATATGACAACCTCAAACCCAAGTAAAGACCACGCCTCTTTCATCAACAGTCTTATGGAACTACGGGAACAAGAGTTTCCTACCGAGCGACTGCTTACTGCTGCTGTAGGAATGTCTGCCGAAGCAGGTGAGTTCACTGAGATTGTAAAGAAGATTGTGTTCCAAGGTAAACCAGTTAATCAAGAGAACCTGTTTCACCTGAAACGTGAACTTGGAGATATTATGTGGTATGTTTCTCAAGCATGTATTGGACTTGATATTTCTATTGAAGAAGTAATTCAAATGAACTTTGAGAAACTGAATGCTCGTTATCCTGAAGGTGCCTTTAGTATTGAACGTTCTGAAAATCGTAAGGAGAATGATGTATGACTAAAGAAAAACAAGTAACAATCAAAATGGATGCTCGCACTGCCACAGCGGTTCGTCAAGTTCTATTCGATGCACAAAAAGGATATACTTATGATGAAGTAAGTGTTCCTCCTCGTGTTTCTGATATTCGTGAAGTAATTCAACAACTTGATGATAATATTGGTTCTATTCTTAGCGTTTGACTTTCTGATTTTTTTATAAATAATCCATAAGGTTACTCTAACCCCTTGACTTTTTAGTTGAGGGGTTTTATAATATTTCTATTCGGGGATATAGCTCAGATTGGTAGAGCGCGGTCTTTGCAAGGCTGATGTCAGGAGTTCGAGTCTCCTTATCTCCACTTCTAAATACTTAAAAAGTATTAACTAATAAATGGCAACCAGTGCTATAGAGACTGCAAAACAAGAGAATGGGTCTCGTGTATTTTTTGAATATGTAATAGAAAAAAATCAAGAACCACCAGATTCTGTGATGGTTAAAGTTTATGAAGGATATAATTCTGAGTGGAAAGAAACTTATAGAAAACAATCTAACGCACTTAAAAAATTCTTAGGTTCTAAAAGTGGTTACGAATATTCTAGAGATTCTGGAATAATGCCATACATAGAGGATATTGCAAAAAAATATTGTGGAGTATCCGTAAAAGATCGTTGGAATCCAATGGATATTGTCTTAGTAAAGAAGAATATGAAATCCGCAATAGAAGGAACTATAAGAGAATTGACAAATATTGATGGTATGTCTAAAGAGGCGAATTTATCTTTACTTAATGCTTATATGAGGGAGACACTTGAAGATAAAATATTAGTTGGAGTTTCTTTAAAAGCAATATCAAAATCTAAAAAAGTTGCTAGTGCGGAACTAGCGAATATGGGTGGAGATAAAACTGCAAGAATTAATATTGACCTTATCCCGGGATCATTAAAATGTACTCTTACCTTAGGTAAAAAAAATAATTATTTGTTTGATACTGGGGAACTTGGATTTGATCTGAAGACAGAATCTGGTGGTCAAATACATGGACAATCTAGAAATTTTCAATATTCAAAAGCGAGGAATGTAATCCAAACTGATTTAACCCCAAAGGGAAAAGACGCTGGAGCAAAATTGGGAAAAGTTTCAAGTGTTGCGATGGATAAATTTTTTTCTGATATAGGAATGGTGAGACCTTCATCCGCAACAAAACATCCGCATATTCCTCCTGTTGGGGGATGGAATGATGTTCACAAAAAATACTGGATAGATTTGTACAACAATTTAAAAAATAGTTCTTTAGTCGATTTTGGTGAAATTGCTGTTTATGAAGATAAAAAAAAGATAGGGACTACGTTTGAAGAAATACTTGAAAATGCGATCATATATGAAACTGGAGATTATGATAGAAGTTCCGCCGGTAAATTTTCATCAAAACTTATTGCTATGGAATGGGCCAATACATGGTTTCAAATACAAAAAAAAGGTAAGATGAAAGATTGGTGTAGAATATTATATTATGGCGCAAAAAAAGAATTTGGATCATCCAATGGCCCATTTTTGAAGATTTACTGAACAAATAAATATAAGTATATCAACACGAAATATGAAAAGTTTTCTCAATTTTCTAACTGAAGCAAAAGAATCGCAAGCAGCAATGCAAGCGAAAAAACTTGGATATTCTGGAGACGGTCATGGCGGATGGTTAGACCGTTCCGGTAAACTTGTCGCAAGAACAGAAAAGGGAAAACTCAAGTACATTGATAGTCGTCAACCAAAAGGAGCAGAACAACCAGCAGCAGGAAGACAACCCGCTGGTGCTGCTCCAGTTGCACAACCAACTCAAGCAGCACAAGCACCAGCACCGCAACCTCAAGCAGCACTGGGACAAGAACCTGAGGAGCAATCCGCAGAAGAACTTCCACCACTCACTGTTGTTTTCGGTCGTTTCAATCCACCAACAGTAGGACACGAAAAACTTCTTAAGTCTGCAAAGAGAATTTCTGCTGGTGGGGATATTAAAATCTATCCTTCAAGGTCTCAAGATCCAAAGAAGAATCCTTTAGATCCTAATACTAAAGTTTCTTATATGAAGAAAATGTTTCCGGAATTTGAGGAGAACATTATCAATGATGAAGAAATGAAAACCATTTTTAATGTTCTTGTGACTGCAAACGAAGATGGATATAATAATGTAAATATCGTTGTTGGTTCTGACCGTCAAGCAGAATTTGAAAATCTTGCACAAAAGTATAATGGGGATCTTTATAATTTTGATTTAATTCGTGTTGTTTCTGCGGGTGTAAGAGATGCAGATGCTGAAGGTGTAGAAGGAATGTCGGCATCTAAAATGAGAAAAGCAGTTATTGACGATGATTTCAAATCATTCCGTAGTGGAACTCCAAAGACACTCACTGATGCAGAAACTCAATCACTATTCAATGCAGTTCGTCAAGGAATGAATGTAAAGAAAGCAAAAGTTAAAAAAGAAAGTTTTGCATTGTGGGAGATTGCTCCAAAATATGATATGAAAAATCTTCGTGAGAATTATGTAAGAGGAAAGATATTTAGAATAGGAGATAAAGTACAAAATCTTAACACTGGTTTAATTGGTGAGGTGATGCGTAGAGGAACTAATCACCTAATCTGCGTAACCGAAGAGGGGTATATGTTCAAGTCCTGGATCAAAGATATAATGGAATATACTGAAGTCAAGATGGATAGAATGTATAGAGATCCAGGGAAACCTAATACTCTTTTTGGAACAAAGGGATATTTGAAGTATGCAGTAAAACAAACTCCTGGTTCTACTCTAGGAAAAGAAAATCTTCAACAGGGTGGTAAGGCATTCTTGAATTTCATAAATAAGTATAGAAAAAGTAAAGTAAGTGCTTAATTAAGATGTCTATTAATCCTCTGAATGATATCTCTAGAGTGTATCTGGAGCAGGTTGTTGAATCGGCAGTTCCAGGAAAACCTGCGGAAAGACTTGGTGCAGTAACTGCTATTCCAAAGGCAGAAAGAGATGCTGCTAGAGAAAGAGCACTTGCAAAAGCAAAGGCGATGAGAGAAAAGAAAGGTATAAAAACAGAGGCGTTTGTAGATCCAGAACAAGGTGAAGCACCAAGCGGAAGAACACCTCTTCAGAACGTGTCTGATCACCCCAAAGCATCTGTAAGAAAAAAGGCAGTTGGTGCATTCAAAAAACAGATGGGCAAAGAATATGGTGGAACTTGGAAGTCCAGGTCAAAGGATCCAGTTGCTGAAGCACTAGACCCCGTTGGTAAGGAGGATGCTGATGTTGATAATGATGGTAAGAAGAATACAAAGTCTGATAAGTATTTGTTAAAGCGTAGAGCAGCAATCGGCAAAGCAATCACTCATAAGGAAGCATTGGATCCTGTTGGTAAGGAAGATGATGACATTGATAATGATGGTGATGTTGATAACTCTGATGCATACTTAAAGAACCGCAGAAAAGTTCGTTCGAAAGTAATTGCAAAAGAGAGTTATTCAAACTGGAGAGAGGATCTGATTGAGGTTGTTGATAAGATCAAAAAAGATAAAAGTGAAGATATAAAAATTACTGAAAAGCAAGTTAACAATAAAATTGATATTAATCCAAAACTTGATCTTGGCGAAGCAGTAGAGAACCTTGGCGGAACTCTTCTTGAGATGGTTGAGATTGATGAGGTTGATTTTATTGTTGAGAGTGTTTATGATGAACTTCTTGATGAGGGTTATGAAGAGGATGATATTGAAGAAGCACTTGAGTTTGCACTTTCAGAAGCAAAGGTAACTTTTGGGCACGATACTCCTACTGGACAAAAGAAAAGAGGTAATCTAGTCGCAGCAGTTGGAAGACTTGCAAGACAGAAACTTTCTAGCAAAGTTCGTGGTGTTAAAAAAGCAGCAAAACAAGCAGTCGCAACTGGTGCAAGAAAGGTTGCTAAAGGTGCATTAGGTGTTGCTCGCAAGATGGAGGGTGGTGATAAAAAACCAGCAGCAACAGCAGCAAGAAAACCATCAACATATCGTGGTGCTGGAGCAGGTCAAAAAGAAAAGGTAAGTAGTGGTTCTTACACTCCACCTACTAAAAAGAAAGCAG